TCTTGGTTCACCAAATGCAGACATACCCATTACAATATATTCTTCTTCATTTGGTTTATATCCTAAATATTGTGTTACTGCTGAATATAATAATCCTAAAGAATATGGGTAAGACCAAGACCTTAACTTTTTTAGATTGTCCCATATAGTAATTGTTTCCCATTCACCAATTGCATCTATGACTAATATATTACACTCTCTAAAAGGTGCAGTATAGTAACCAGCAGCTGCGTGAGATAAATGATGAGAATAATAATTATCATATTTGTATCGTGTTTTTTCCCACGACTGACCTGCTAGTAATCTTCTAATATTTTTCTTGAAAGGTTTTTCATAATAAACCATATTATCATAATCATACATCTCTAAAAATTCACCTGGCACCCAACTATCATTTTTTATACCAGTATATCTCTCTGACTCTGATGCAAATAATATTTCACCGTTCTCTACATAACAGACAGATGAATTATGAAACCCCTCTGATATCCCTAATGTTATCAATTACCACTGCCTCAAAGTGTTAGATATGATTGCAATACAAGTTACAATGTGTAGTATAATCCAACAAGTTCTAATAATTGCTACTTTATCTGCTTTATTATCTTCATCAAATGCTTTTGTTCCTATTGCTTTGCACCAATATTTCCACATATTAATATATCCAAGGATTACCTTTTTCTTTTCTCTTTTTAAAGATAGATAAAAATAATCTTATTCTCATTTTTAATTTTTTAAATTTCGTTACCATAACTATCCCAACCTTTTACTTTTTGTCTTGCAAATAATTCTATTCTAGGAACATCACCACACAGTTCAACAATATCGTGTCTAATTCTATCAGGTTTTCTACTATGTTCTCTTCTCTCTGATACGACTAATTGTTTTACTGCTTTACTAACTCTTTTAGGTTTACCCTTTGTAGCAAGTAAACACATTTCTGGATTACCTCTAGTCCAATATCCTAAACCTGTAAACATACCCATTGATTTACTATTTGTTTTTGCCCAAGTAAATGCTACTGTTTTATATATAAATCCCCAAGCA